TGGATAACATTCCCCACATCGAGATGGGTGATGGCTTTGACTACAAGGAAGGCCATCCGGGATGGCTCCAGCCTATAACTCGAGAGGGCGTAAAGTGTAAACCCATAATCCGATGTAACTGTGGCTATTACTGTGGCCTTGGCCTTCATCACGTATATGCCGATGGATCAATCACAGCATCCTTCTATCACACTCCAGTGTGTGACCCGGGACGCGGGTGTGGATGGCATGTACATCTGAAATTACTGGACTATGATGGCGGAGAGTTCCTACCGAATGGCTAACCTTGCTCTCATCACGTCGCGTAAGACGGCGGACTACCGATCCCCGATCTCACGTCACTTGGATGAGTGGCAACGCCTCTCGAAGGACTACCGCGACCAGAAGCTAGGCAAGAATTGGTTCGATGAAGTTGAGACATTTTACCAGCTCGCCGACGGCGGCGACCCTCTCCCCTCCTTCCGCCCCCTGATCCGCATCCCGCAGCTCCAAGTCCTGATGATGCACGAGGCCAACGACCTCTCTGAGACCTCCCCTCGCCCCTACATCGTCAACCACGAGAAAGGTGCCCGCGAAGAAGATCGGGAGCGCGCCCTGCAAGCCACATGGCGTACGGCGCAGGTGAACTACCACTCCATGTTCACCACTCTCATGTCCCTGTTCTCCGGCATGTGCCCCATGCAGGTGGGCTACGACCCAGACGCCAGGCAGGGCCGTGGCTCCATCTGGTGCAAGATGCGCGACCCGCGCACCTTCGACTGCGACCCGGCGACGGACTATACCTGTAATTGGTCCTGGATCATCCTCGAAGACCGGATGCATCTGGAGGACGTACGCGCCCGCTGGCCTCTCACGTCGTCCCAGGTGAGGCCCCGCATCTCGGGCCGATCCGTCTCCCCGCTGCTCGGCGACTCTGGCTATGGCGTCGACATGCCCGCCGGGCCGATGTCCCTGATACCCGGCCTGCCCAATCGCCAGGGCATCCCATCCGACAATCGCGTGCGCGTCCGCTGGTGCTACTGCGCCGACTACACGCGAGAGAAGGTAGAATCCCACACCCTCCCCTCCGGCGCGATCGTCCCGGCTGACTTCGCTTGGAAGTACCCGAATGGCCGCATGGTCGTCGAGTGTGAAGGCTGGACCCTCGCCGACGGCGACAACCCCTACCCGCTGAAAATGTTCCCCGCTGTCCCCTTCTGGGCGACCCTCCCGCTCTACGGCGTATGGGCCACTCCCGCGATCCGCTACTCCAAGGATCTCCAAGGCGTCGCGGAACGTCTCTACACTGGGATGTTCGAGAACTTCACCCGTATCAACAACGGCATATGGTTCGTCGACGAGCGCACCGGGATCGACCCTGAAGCGTTCGGCGGCGTCCCCGGTGAGGTGCAGGTGATCAACGCCAACTCCCCGCCACCCACCCAAGTCGCTCCGGCTGCGTGGCCGCAGCACGCGGTCCAGGCGCCACAGATGCTACTCGACAAGCAAAAGGAGTTGCAGGGATTCACCGACGCCCGCTCGGGCAAGCCGGGTGCAGGCAACATCTCGACGGAGCTATTCGACTCCTCCGTGATCCGGTCCCAAGGCGTCACGCAGCTACGTGGCCGACTCAATTCCGTCTCCTACCAGCGCCTCGCCGAACTCATCTTCTACACCATGGCGCGCTACTACCGCTCCCAGTCCATGTTCACCAAGACGTCGCAGGGGTATGACGAAGTGAAATGGCTGGAGACTAACCGGCCCGACCAGTTCGACTTGGAACTCGACGCGGCCTCGATCCTGCCGTTCTCGCAGGCCATGCTCCGCAAGATGGCTCCGGAACTGCGGAAGGCTGGGCTGCTCGACGTACACACGACCCTCGACACGTTGGAGTTCCCGGATGCGGAGAAGATCGCAACCAACTTGGAGCAGGAAGTGGCGTTGCAGGCGCTGGCTAAGACCAAGGGGGCGAAAAAGTAAAGATGATCATTGAGCGCCATTGTCTGAGTGCTATGGAGATGACCATGCGCCTCTGCCTCGCCTGTTACCGGTGGCGTCCGCTGCTGTGGACCTGCGTTGAGTGCAGCCTCTGCGAAGACTGTTGCCACTGCTCATCTGCGCTCAGGCATCTGCTATGATGCGTCCCCCTCGACTCTCGCACCAGTGGCTCACTATCGCCGAGGTCGCTACCGAGTACAACCGTTCCGAGCAACGTGTGCGCGAGTGGTGCCGCGACGGCACTCTCCGTGCGTTCGGATTTCTAGTCATGCGCTCCGAATCCGGCCAGTGGTGGATCTACAATCCTGACGTATCACGAAACCCTTAGTTTGCTTTATCCCTCTCCCGTGGCGCACTCTCGCAGCAATGCGACCTGCTGGGCTGGAAATCCTCGAACTGGACACGATGGGCTCGGATTACGTCCGGGCCCGCGTGGCGCTCGATGGCCGCCTTGCAGTCCCATTCGAATTCGCTAAGTCGGACTTTCTGGACATGGCGCGCCGCGACGACCTAGAGCCGTTCCTGGCGCGGCAGGCTCGCACCTTGCTCGACTCCTACGGAGACGCGCGGGAGAATCGGCCTGTGGCAGACTTTACCGCTTGACCGCAGTGGCCTGGTACTCCTTTCTCGCACTGCGGATCTTATGAGAGGAGGTGTACCCATGGAGCATCGTAAACGGCATCGTGGTGGACGGCGCAAGTAACGAGGCGCAACACACAGAACCCCAACGGGGACGGTCTCCAAGAAGGCCGTCCTCTTTGACCAAACAGGAGTGAATCATGCCAGTGAAATTCGGTACCAACTTTGATGACGAGATGCTTAAGAGTCCGCTAACTGTGGGCAGGCCCGGAAAAGAACCCGGTCCCCAGGTCAACAACTCCCCCATCGCCCGCCCTTCCGACCCACTGAAGTTCATCCCCGGTAACGCGAAGAAGATGGGCGGCGGCAAGTAGGAGGCTAGGACGATGCATCATCACAACAGCCATCACAAGGGATCAGCGTTCAAGCCGGTCTCTCACGGCAAGTTCAAGTCCTCCCGCATTCCGATGAAGCACCCGCGGCGGGGGAAGAAGGTCTACGGGCGTGGCGGCGGGGTCCGAGGCTGAATGTCCTCCTCCCCCGTCAACGTTCAGGGTATGCAGGCGCGCCAACTGGTCGAGCAACTGGCCAAGCGTGGCGGCCCCTCTGCGGGTGGTGCATCGCCGGAAGCCTCGGGCCAGCAACTCTCCTCGCAACTCTCTGAACTGAAGGGGGCTGACCCTACGCTGCTGGTGAAAGCCGCAGAGCAAATGAAGGCGATGGCCACCGCCATCTACGTGCGCACCTCGTTCCAGGTGCCGGAAGCCGCGCGCCACATCGCCCAGGCCACGAAGTCGCTCGACGCCGCGATCAAGGCGTTGCAGCAGGCATCGGCCACGGCGCAGACTGTATCCTCCCCGATCGTGAACCAAGCGGGCATGAGCCCCAACCAACCAACGCCGAGTGGACAATCCGGCGGTGGTGCAGAAGGAATGCCACCTCAATGAAGAAATGGGCTGACATACTCAAGGACGCTGCTAGCTATCCTGATGATTTCACCGTCTCGCTGAAGGACGGTCAGACGATGACCCTCGCCGACATGCGAGCCTACGACCGCGAGCACGAAGGGGAGCTAACCCGCACCCTCACCGCCCGCGAGCAGGACGTCAAGAAGCGCGAGGCTGACCTCAACAACGCCTCCATCGGCCTCGGCACGATGCTGGAGAATCTAGCAGCCAAGACCGGCATGTCCGTCGACGAACTCATTGCGGGCAAGACTCCGGCGAAGAAAGCCGTCGCCGCCGCCGCTGAACTCGACGAGGCGGATCCACTCGTGGGCACACTGGTCAAGGAACTGAAGGCCATGAAGGCTGAACTCGCAGAGACCAAAGGCGAGATCCAGAAGACGCGCAAGGACGCACTCGGCCCCATGCTCACTACCTACCTCGAAGACTACTACGAGGGCAAGTGGGAGAAACTCGCCCCGACCCTCCCCAAGGGAGCCAAGGTCACCCGCGAGGAAGCCTTGAAGTACGCGCAGGACAACAAGCTCGTCGACGCCCGTGGGCGCTACGACCTCCAGAAGTCCATCCGCGACCTGACCTACGACGCCCGTGT